GGAACTCCCGGTGCTCGCAGCCGTTGCTTCGTGCCTGCAGCCCTCGACGACAACCCGTATCTCGCCGCTGACGGTGAGTATTCGGGCAACCTGGATCAACTTGACCCGGTCACGCGCGCTCGGCTGAAGTTCGGCGACTGGCTTCGCAAGCCTGCCCGCGGGGACTACTTCAAGCGCGGGTGGTTCCCCATCATCGACGTTGCACCCGCGGCGGTCAAGTCGCGTTGTCGGTACTGGGATCTCGCTGGCAGCAAGCAAACGGAAGGCTCTGCCGCGAAAAAGAAGGGCGACTTTGCTGTTGGGCTCAAGATGTCACGAACGCCGGATGGGCTGTTCGTGGTAGAGCATGTGGCGCGCAATCGAGGCACACCCGGAGATACCCGCGCGCTCGTCAAGTCGACCGTCGAGGCCGATGGCAAGGGGCTTGCGCAGTGGATTGAACAGGATCCCGGTCAGGCTGGCGCGGACCAGATTGACAGCTACGCGCGCGCGCTGGTAGGGTACATCGTGCGCGGGCGGCCGAAGCACGTCGACAAGATAACCGCTGCGTCTCCCATGTCGTCTCAGGCGCAAGTCGGAAACATCGCGCTTGTGCGCGCGCCGTGGAATGAAGCCTTCCTCGACGAACTGGAGGCGTTTCCAGAGGGCGACCATGACGATCAAGTTGACGCGCTGTCGGGCGCTGGTGCTATCGTGCTCGGCAATATCGCCCCGAGTTTCACATACGGCGGTACGCTATCCATCGCGCAGAGGAGGCCCGACGATGACTAGTCCGCACCCCGACTATCAGGCCATCCAAGCGGCCGTGCTCGCGTCCCATCCGTCCATCGTGGGCGTTGACACTCTGCATCGCGCATCGAACCTTGGCAGTTTCGTGGAGGTTCACATCCGCACGCGCGGTCCGATCAACTTCGGCGATCCCGTGTGGCTTGCCGCGAACGATGCCGCATCGGATGCCAGCCCGCTTGTCGATGCGCGGGTCGTGAGGGCGACGTGGGAATGACCCGCACGCTTCACGCTGCGGATAAGTTCGACTCCGCGCGCCAAGGTCGCAAGCCACTGACAACGGCCGACCTGTCCCGCATCGTCGACAAGATGGCCGAGTTGAAGGGCGAGCCGTTCTACGTGATTCACTACCGCCTGAACGGGCGCATTGGCGTCACGACTCCCGAGACTGCATCGGGCGCCATGAAGGACCGCAACGTGCTCCTCGGGATGGGCGCAACGGATGTTCGAATCGTCGAGGTGAAACGATGAAGCAGAGGAAAAGGGGCGAAGTCTACGACGGCAAAACGGAGACTAACGGCCACAGCCGGTCCGATCCAAAGACTGCCATGATCGGATTGTATTCCAGGACAGACAGACTGGCGACCAAGGGGAGCGGAGTTACGGTTCAAAAAGTAGAGCACCATGGCCGCGGGCATGATCGAGTGGCTACGCTACAATTTCAGACCAACGGGAGGGTGAACAACATTCCCTCGCACCAGATAGGCCGAGCAATATCTGACGCGCTTGACCCGAGGATGGCGCCTTCTAAGTGCCGTAGTTTCTCCGACATGTCAGAGGAAGAACGCGAGAAAATGAGGCGCCTATACGAGAGGAAGCCATGAGCGACAACTATGCCACCTTCATCCGCCCGCTTGCCGAGCGGTCGGCATCCCCGCAACCCGACCGCGAACCGGCCAAGCGCAACCAGCCTCCCGCACCGGAACCACCGCCGGCCCCGAAGGCCACACCGCTCGACGCCTTCCCACCCGAGGCCGTGGAGACGTACCGCAAGGTGACGCAGCTCGCCATCGACGTGCAGGGGATCCCGCCGTGCCTCATCGGGCACATGCCCGGCGAGCTGGCCAAGTTGAACGTCGCTGACTGGCACTGGCGCGTACCACCGCGCAGCGGCTCCCGCTTGGTCATGGAGGCGCAGCAGGATACGCCCATCCACTGCGATGGGGCATCCTTCGCAACCTCGCGAGACGCGAAGCGGGTGCGCCTGCACATCACGGAAGCCGAGGCACAGCGAATCAATCTCGGGGAGGCGCTTGCCGAGGTTGGCGTGTCGGCCAGCGGCCTCTCGCCCGCGCGGCTGGCGCGCGAGAAGATGAGGCGCAAGCCATGAAGGTCCGCCGCTGTACATCCTGCGGCGCTCGCCTCACCACAAGGCGCTTCCTCATGTGCTGGCTGTGCCGCTTCAAGGAAGCGCGGAAAAAGCACGCACAGAGAGCGCGCATGCTGACCGTCGGGAATGTCCCGGCAACTGAAACGGAGATCGTTGACGGTCCCCTCCAGGGATGCGTGAATCCATAGCGCGTTGACCCGGTAGCCTCACGGCGAGCCCTGAGGGCCGCGCCATTCCCCCGGAGAGTTCATGCCTGCCACCTCAACGGCGCTCGCCGTCGTCGAGACGGAGGCGCCCGGACCGAGCCTTTTCGACCGCGCCGTGCGATGGTTCCGTCGAGCAGTTGGCGTCGAGGAAGTCGCCCTCGCCATCGGCGTGCCGTCCTATCCTCAGGGCGTCCCGCGTGACTACCCTGCGAACTACCCGCAGAACACCGTCACCGATCCGCCTCAGCCTGACCCTGGCGACGATGACAACCGCCCTCGGAATGGTCCCGTCGTCGAGTACCGGGAAGTGCCTTCAATCGCCTTCACGGAATGGGATCGGGTTCCCGAAATCCGTTCCATCCTCCGCGAGCTTGAGCAGGGGTACTTTCAGCGCGCGTCGCTGCTGTCCGTGCTTCAGGAGCGCGACGACCGCATCGCCGGAACGTGGGCCACGCGGATCAACACGCTCCTCGGGACACCGCTGGAGATGGAACCGGCGCTCATCGACGGGTACGTGACGGAGGAATCCGCTGCGGTCGCCGATGCCGCCGAGGTTGACTGGCCGCTCATCTTCCCCGAGGGGTCGCTTGACCGCCTGTTCAAGCAGGGCGTTGACGTTGGGCTCTCCGTCGGCGAACTCGTCATCCGCGAGGACGAGGAGACGGGCCGATGGGTGCCGCACCTCAAGACGTGGCACTCTCAGTGGGTCTGGTGGAATTGGGGAACCGAGTCCTACTGGCTGAACACGTCGGGCGCATACGACGAGGACGGCAACCCCGTCAACGATGGCGCTGGCGTCATCGAACTTCCGCGCATCGACCGCAACGTGTACAGCGATGGTCACTGGATCATCTACACGCCGTTTGGATACCGCTACGCCTTTCAGCGTGGGCTCATCCGTGCCACGTCCATGCTCCACCTCAAGCGCCAGTGGGATTTTCGAGATTGGGCTCGCTATAACGAAGTCTATGGGCTCCTGATTCGCGTCGCCACGGTCCCCGCTGAAGCGAGCGAGCCGGACAAGACGCGGTTTGCGAACTCCATCCGCAACATGGGTTCCGAGGCGTTGATAGAGGCCCCCGTTGACGGCGAAGGTCGCGGCTTCGGAGTCGAGATCAAGGGTGCCCCGAACGGCAGCGGGAACGACACGTTTGGGACCTCCCTGCACTACCTCGACGAGTGCATCGGAAACGTCATTCTCGGGCAGTCCGCTGCGGGTGAAAAAAAGACGGGCCTCGGCGACGGGCAGGCCAATCAGGACGAGGCCGTGCGCCAGGACGTACTTGAGCGCGATGCCAAGTCGCTCTACAGCGCGCTTCGCCAGCAAGTCCTTTCGTGGTGGACGGAGTGGAACTTCGGAGACAAGCGGCTCACACCGAACCCCGTTGCACTGACTCAGCCTCCCGAGTCCGACACGAAGCGCGCGGAGAAGTTGGAAAGGGCCGGCGCGGCTCTCCAGTCCGTCAAGGCTGCGCTCCCCACTGCGGACATCGGCGCTCTCGCCGACGAGCTTGGAATTCCGATGCTGGCGCCCGGCGAAGAGCCGGTGCACAGCGAACCGGATGGCGACGAAGTGAACGGCGCGGAACCTCCCGGCGCTCACGACGAAGCGACGCCACCGACTCCTCGCATCCCAGGTGCTCAGCGCGAGCAACTGCGCGCCCTCAGTGCCAAGCGTCGCAAGCGCCCACCGACC